AAGAGCTAACAGAAGAGTTCAAAGAGAAGGTATCAGTAATTTTCAACGCTGCTGTACAGTCTAAGCTTTCTGAAGCTGTTGAGTCTCTTGAAGAAGAGTATCAGGCAGCTCTAGATGAAGCTGTAGAAGAGATCACGACTGAGATGTATGAATCAGTTGATAAGTATCTTTCTTATGCAGTTGATCAGTGGAAGCAAGAAAATGAAGTAGCAATCGAGCGTTCAATTCGCGCTGACATTGCAGAAAGCTTCATGGAGTCTGTAAAGAATGCTTTTGTTGAGCATTACATTTCTGTACCTGATGAGCAGCTTGATGTTATTGCAGAGATGGCTAATCAGATTGAAGAATTAGAAAATGTAGTTAATGAGAAAGTAAATGAGAATATCGAACTCAAGTCAACCATTAACGAAGCAAAGAAATCAGAAGTTTTCTCTCAAGTGGCTGAAGGTCTTGCTGCAACACAGCAGGAAAAGCTAAAGACACTTTCTGAGTCTGTTGAATTTACTACTGCAGATTCTTATAAGGAAAAACTTCAAGTGATTAAGGAAAACTTCTTCCGCCAGCAAAATACACAAAGAGGATCGATGCTAACTGAGCAGGTGGATCAAGATGAACTTACAGAAACAGTTGAGACAAAGGGCCCAATGGCTGCTTACGTAACAGCAATTCGTAAGACCTCAAAAGTTTAATTTCAATAAATAGTAATACACTACCAACAAGGAGTAATTAAATGTCTATTAATGAAGATGTTCTATTAAAGTGGAAGCCAGTACTTGAGCACTCAGACCTTGAGCCAATTAAGGATGCTCACCGTCGTGCTGTTACTGCTACCATTCTAGAAAACACCGAGCGTGAACTTGCTAAGGCAGGTGCTATCGGTGGTCAGACACTAATCGAGTCTGGTGCAGCTGCTGCTTCAGTTGCAACATTCGATCCAGTTCTTATCTCTCTAGTACGTCGTGCAATGCCAAATCTCGTTGCTTACGACATCTGCGGCGTTCAGCCAATGACAGGTCCAACAGGACTTATCTTCGCTATGCGCGCTCAGTACGCAAACTCAACAAACAACCAGGTTGGCGAAACCTTCTATAACGAAGTTAACACAGCCTTCTCAACTGTTGCTTCTGGCGCCAACACAATTGGTCTTAAGAACACAGGTACAGTACCTGGCAACACAACTGTTCTTACAAACCTACCAGCCAACGGTGCATACAACTATGCTCGCGGTATGGGTACATCAACAGCTGAAGCTCTTGGTGCTTCAGGTGGTAATGCTTTCCCAGAAATGGCATTCACAATTGATAAGGTAACAGTTACAGCTGTATCTCGTGCTCTAAAGGCTGAGTATACAATGGAGCTTGCTCAGGATCTTAAGGCTATTCACGGTCTTGAGGCTGAAACAGAGCTAGCAAACATTCTTCAGGCTGAAATTCTTGCTGAAATGAACCGTGAAGTAGTTCGCACAATTAACGTTGTTGCTGCTCCTGGTTCACAGGAAGGTACAACAACAGCTGGTATCTTCGATCTTGATACAGATTCAAATGGCCGTTGGTCAGTTGAGAAGTTCAAGGGTCTTATGTTCCAGATCGAGCGTGAAGCTAACAAGATTGCTAAGGACACAAGACGCGGTAAGGGTAACATCCTTCTATGTTCTTCTGACGTTGCTTCTGCTCTTCAGATGGCTGGCGTTCTTGACTACGCCCCAGCTCTTAACTCAAACAACCTAGTTGTTGACGATACAGGCGCAACATTCGCAGGCGTTCTAAACGGCCGTATGCGCGTTTATATCGATCCATATACAACTGGTAACTACATGACAGTAGGTTATAAGGGTTCCAACGCATTTGACGCTGGTCTCTTCTACTGCCCATACGTACCTCTACAGATGGTACGTGCTGTTAACACAGACACATTCCAGCCAAAGATCGGCTTTAAGACACGTTACGGTATGGCACCAAATCCATTCGCTAAGGGTCTTACATCTGCTTCTTCTACAGCTGCAATGGAAGCTGACACAAAC